TGATAGTTTAGGTGGTCTTTACTCGTTGTTATCACAAGAATTACAACTACCTTTAATTAATAGACTAATGCACCAAATGGAAAAGAAAAAGAAACTTCCTACATTACCTAAAGGTCAAGTTAGACCTAAAATTGTAACTGGTTTAGAAGCATTAGGTAGATCAACTGATTTACAAAGATTAAATACATTTGTACAACAAATTGCACCATTTGGAGAAAGTGGTTTACAATCTCTAAATATAGGTGAGTATATTAAAAGAATTGGCACATCATTAGGTGTAGATATGGACGGTTTAATTAAAGACCAACAACAATTAATGATGGAAGAACAACAAAGACAAGAGGAAATGTTACAAGCCCAAGTAGCACCTCAAGTGGCAAAAGAAGGTATGGGTATGGCGAGAGATATGGCAAAGGGAGATATGGAAACACAACAAATCGAACAAGCAAAGGAAACTAACTAATGGAAGAAGCTAATAAACTTCAGATGCCTGAAGAAACGTCAAAAGATAGCCCAGAGCACGTTGAAGCTATGGTAAAAAAAGCAGACGAACATGCTAATATAAAAGATATAAATACAGGTGAGGAAACTACTCCTGTAAAAGAAGAAGCTCCTAAAGTAGAAGAAAAAATACTTGGTAAATTTAATTCTCAAGAAGAATTAATTAAATCTTACCAAGAATTAGAAAAGAAAATAGGACAACCAAAAGAAGAAGATCAACCTTTAACAGCAGAGCCAAAAGCTGAAGGATTAAAAGGAATTGATTTTTCTTCAGTTCAAAATGAATTTGAAGAAAATGGTGAGTTAAGTGAAGCTACTATAAAATCGTTAGAAGATAGTGGTTTACCTAAATCTTATGTCGACAACTACATTGAAGGTATAAAAGCTGTAGCTACAAAATTTGAAGCTGAAGCTCATGAAAGCGTAGGTGGTAAAGAAGAATACGGTAAGATGATTGATTGGGTACAAAACAATTTATCAGATACAGAAATACAAATGTTTAATGAAGGTATAGATAGAGATAATCAAACAGCTATTTATACTATTAAAGGTATGGCAGCTAGGTATAGAGCTGAAACTACCGAACCAAATTTAACAGTAGGCGAAACAGGAACAGCAACGTCTGGATTAAAATATGAAAGCATGGCACAAGTCAAAGCTGATATGTCTAATCCTAAATATGCTAATGACCCTGCGTTTAGAAAGCAAGTAGAAGATAAACTTGCTCGTTCTACTATTATATAAGTTTTAGGTTAAGTAATTACACCTAAAAAAGTAAAAGAAAGACATTACCCTTCGAGGAGGACAATACTGATACTGCTTTTAACTAAAAGTAAAGTTAATTACATTTTAATAACGGAAAGGATATATCAACATGTCAAATGCTGTTGTATCAAATATAGGACAAGCTGCAGCAAGTGGTTCAACTACTGCTCTTTTCCTTAAAGTATTTTCAGGCGAAGTTCTTACTGCGTTTGAAGATGCACAATCAGCTGCCGATAAACACGTTGTTAGAAGTATCAGTTCAGGTCAGTCGGCTCAATTTCCAGTTATGGGTAAAGCAACAGCTTCATACCATACTGCAGGAAATGAGATAACTGGTGGATCGATAACTCACAACGAAAGAGTAATTTCAATTCAAGGATTGCTTATTGCTCCTACGTTTATCGCAAAAATAGACGAAGCTAAAAACCATTACGATGTTAGAAGTCAATACTCAAAAGAGTGTGGAAATGTTCTAGCTCAAACTATGGATAAGCACGTTTATCAACAAATCATCAACGCATCAAGAGGAGGAGCTGCTGCACCACAAGCTGCAGGAGCACAAATCATCGATGCTGACTTCGCTACAAACGGAGCATCTGCTGCAGCAACTATTTTTAGTGCTGCTCAAAAGATGGACGAAAATAACATACCAGAAAACGACAGATATTGTGCCGTTTCACCTGCTACTTATTACAATTTAGTACAAACTACTAATGTAATAAACAGAGATTGGGGTGGAAAAGGTGCTTACGCTGAAGGTGAAGTATTAAAAGTTGCAGGTATTCACATTGTGAAAACTAACAACTTACCTTCAACAAACGTAACATCTGGAGTTCTTGACGGTTCTGATGGTACTTTGGGTGGTAACTACACAAATACTGTTGGTGCTGTTTGGCACAAATCTTGTGTTGGAACAGTTAAGCTAATGGATTTAGCTGTCGAGATGGAATATGACGTTAGAAGACAAGGTACTTTACTTGTAGCTAAATACGCTATGGGTCACGGTATCTTAAGACCTGACGCTGCGTTCGAAATCAAAACACAGTAATTTATTTACTTTGTTTTACTGGCTTTAGGGGTCGAGAAATTGACCCCTGAAGTCGACAACTTATACAAGAACTTCACATAGAACAATTACAACAACTACAGAATTTAATACATATATGACAACATCACCAACTTCAAAATTAGAAGCCGTAAATGTAATGATGACGGCAATAGGCGAAACACCTGTTAACACAATTACGTCTGCTACAACAACTGATGTGTCAATAGCAATAACAATACTTGACAACGTAAGTCGAGAAGTACAAAGTGTAGGTTGGCACTTCAATTCTGATCAAGATTACAAATTAGTCCCTAACTCGTCTAATCAAGTCGAGCTTCCCACAAACTGTTTAAGAATAGATACGTCTGGTACTAGCCAAGCTGATGACTACGTTGAAAGGTCGAGAAAACTTTGGGATAGAAAGAATCATACTTTTACAATAACTGATGCTGAAGTTTATGTAGATATTGTTTGGTTTTTAGAATTTACAGAAATACCAGAAGCAGCAAGAAGATATATAACAATAAGAGCTTCAAGAATTTTTCAAGATAGAATGTTAGCATCTGATTTATTACACAAGTTTCATCAAGTAGATGAATTACAAGCATTGTCTGTTTTAAAAGAAGCAGAAGGAGATACTAGAGATCATAGTATCTTTAATAATTATGACGTTGCAAGAACATTAGATAGAAATAACTTTCAACCAGAAGATTAACAATGGCTAGATTAGTTAGTTCTTCAATTCAAAATTTATTAAACGGTATATCACAACAACCAGATACAGTTAGATTACCAAACCAAGCAAATGTTCAAGAAAATGGTTTATCTGATGTTGTATTTGGATTAGGTAAAAGACCACCAACAGAACATATAGCTAAATTAAGTACAGCAACAGATACAGCAGTTAAAACCCATTTGATTAACAGAAGTGAAATAGAAGAATACCAAGTCTTAATAACAAATGGTGGAATTAAAGTATATACACTTGCAGGGGTCGAGAAAACCGTAGTCGCACCTTCAGGTTTAAGTTATTTAAATACTTCAACACCACAAACAGATATTAATTGTATTACAGTTGCAGATTATACTTTTATAATTAACAAAAACCAAGTAGTTGCTAAATCTGGAAGTGCATCAACTTCTCGACCTGACGAAGCAATATTCTTTGTTAAAAACGGTCAGTATAAAACAACTTATAAAATAACAATAGACGGAAGTGAAGTTGCAAGTTTTGAAACATTAGATAATTCAAATTCAGGAAACGCAAGTTCGATTACAACAGATAATATAGCAACAGAATTAACAAGTGATTTAAATTCTAATTTATCAGGTTATACAATAGTTAGAGATGGTTCTATTATTTATGTAAAGAAAAATTCAGGTACATTTACAGCAGGGGTTTCAGATGGTTTAGGGGGAGATGGTTTAATTCTATTAAAAGATAAAACTCAAAACTTTTCTGATTTACCTTATGTTGGATATACAGGATTTCAAATTGAAATTACTGGTGATGGTGGTACGCAATTTGATAACTATTATGTTAAATGGGACGGCTCTGCTTGGGTTGAAACAGTTAAAGACGGACTAGATAACAGTATATCAGCAACTACTATGCCGTTTGTATTAATTAGAACAGCAGACGGAAATTTTAGACTTACACCTTGCGATGGTGGTACATATACAATTAGTGGTACAAGTTATGATGACCCTTCTTGGAAAACAAGAGAATGTGGAGATGACGTAACAAACCCAGACCCATCTTTTATTGGTACAAAAATTAATGATATTTTCTTTTATAGAAATAGACTAGGTTTTTGTTCTGATGAAAATGTAATTTTTTCTAAAGCAGGTGAGTTTTTTAATTTTTATTATTCTACGGTAACTACAACACAAGATGATGATGTTGTTGATATTTCTATGTCACACAACAAAGTTAGTATCTTAAAATATGCAGTACCTTTTAATGAAGAATTGATTTTGTTTTCAGATCAATCACAATTTATTTTAAAACCAGAAGAAACACTTACAGCTAAAACTGTATCTATTAACCAAGCAACTGAATATGAAATTTCTGATAAAGCTAAACCCATAGGGTTAGGTCAAAACATTTACTTTGCAAGTAATAGAGGTTCGTTTAGTGGTGTTTCAGAATATTATGTTTCAAGTGACGGTGATGTAAAAGACGCTACTGATACAACAATTAATTTACCTAGATATATAAAAGCAAATATTTATTCACTTAAAGGTTCTTCAGGTGAAAAGACTTTGTTTGCTTTATCTGATGGAGATAGAAGTAAAATATTTGTTTATAAATATTATTTTGATGTAAACCAAAAAGCTCTACAACGATCTTGGTCTACTTATTCATTTGCAAGTACAGATGTTATTTTAGGAATAGATATAATTCAAAACATGGCTTATTTAATTGTTAAAAGAGCTGACGGTACTTACGTTGAAAGAATGAATTTAAAAGCTAATGAAGTTGATACTGATTTAAGTTTTCCAGTTTTATTAGATAGAAAAACAAGTGTAACTGGTTCTTACAATAGCACTACAAATTTAACTACTTGGACAATACCTTACCCTGAAAGTAATCCTATGGAAGTAGTTTATGGTGGTGCTTGGGGTACAAATAAAAAAGGAAGAAATTTAGTTATTACACAAGCTAGTTCAACTTCAATTACAGCTTTAGGAGATCACTCGGCACACCCTGTCTTTTTAGGTAGAAAATATAATTTTAAATATGAGTTTTCTAAATTCTACCCTAGAGAAACTAAAGCAAGTGGTGGGGGTTCAACTGTATCAGCAGGAAGATTACAATTAAAAAGAATTGCATTAATTTACGGTGAT